TGCCGCAGCTGTCATATTAGACTACGACGGTATGCTCGAATTCAATCATCATAATTATGCAGTAAGACTAAGATGCAAATCGTAGACAACAAAGTTATAGTTATCCGCACCAAGCGCCCGCACTTAGTCACAGAGAAGATTAAGAAAAGCAAAATCGTCGGTTGGCTACCCGATGGGTTTCACGACGTGGCTGTGTACTTCGGCCTCAAGGAAGCTCAGGCGCTGACTGACCTGAAGATCAAGGGCGTGCCGTCTACGATTACCCGCGACTATCACTGGCCGGGGCAGTTCAAACCATTCGCGCACCAAAAGGAGACTGCTGCATTCCTGACCCTGCGTAAGCGTGCGTTCTGTTTCAACGAGCAAGGTACGGGTAAGACGGCGGCAGTTATCTGGGCAGCGGACTACTTGATGAATCTGGGGTTGGTTCGCAGAGTGCTTATCATCTGCCCTCTGTCTATTATGAAATCCGCATGGCAGCAAGACTTGTTCAAGTTCGCCGTGCACCGCAGCTGTGATGTAGCTTACGGCAAGAAAGATCAACGTATCAAGGTGGTACAAGGCGGTGCTGAGTTTGTCATCGTCAACTTTGACGGCGTGGAAATTATCAAGAACGAGATAGCTAACGGTAAGTTTGATCTTATCGTAGTTGATGAAGCCTCTGCGTATAAGAACGTACAGACTAATCGCTGGAAGACATTGAAGTCGCTGGTCACTCCCGAGCTGCGCTTGTGGATGCTAACGGGCACACCTGCTGCACAGTCCCCTGTGGATGCGTTTGGTCTGGCTAAGCTTATCAACCCTGATGGCATTCCTAAGTTCTATGGACAGTTCCGCGACAAGGTCATGGAGAAGATCGGGCAGTTCCGCTGGATACCAAGAAAGGATGCAGAAGTCACGGTACACAATGCTTTGCAACCAGCGATTCGGTTTGAGAAGGCGCAATGCCTAGACCTGCCGGAGGTTACGCACGTCGAGCGTGATGCACCGCTGACTCCTCAGCAAGACAAGTATTACAAGATGCTCAAGCAGTTGATGGTCATGCAAGCAAGTGGTGAAGAGGTCACGTCGGTCAATGCTGCGGTGCAGCTTAATAAGTTGCTACAAATTTCTGGTGGCGCTGTGTACTCCGACACTAAAGAGATCATTGAGTTTGATGTGTCAAACCGTCTTAACGTGGTTCAGGAAGTCATCGAAGAAGCAAGTCACAAGGTGCTAGTGTTCGTGCCTTTTACACATACGATAACTTTGCTAAAGAATCATCTGACCAAAGCAGGTATTACGTGTGACGTAATCAGTGGGCAAGTGTCAGTCAATCAACGCAACGACATCATCAAACGGTTTCAAGAACAACAAGACCCCAAGGTGTTAATCATTCAGCCACAAGCTGCATCACATGGGTTGACACTAACGGCGGCAAATGTAGTAATCTGGTACGCCCCTGTCACTAGTGTGGAAACATACTTACAGGCAAACGCTCGCATCAACCGCCCCGGTCAGAAGAATGCAATGACGGTGGTGCACATCAAGGGCAGTGAAGTGGAGCGGCGTATGTATAAGATGCTACAAGGAAACATCACCAACCATAATAAGATCATTGATCTGTACAAACAAGAATTGAACGAAAAATAGTTGACAATGTTCAAGTGTGGTGTATAGTAGTTGGGCAGTGCGATGCTGGACGAGCCAAGCGGTGTGTGGCGCTAGTAACTACCGCAGCGGGGGCAGGGCGATCCTTTCGGTACTCCAAGTGCCCTGTGACCCCGCACTAACGAAGGAGCTAACGATGGATGAAGTAGAAGAACGCGAAGATGCGTCTATTGACGATGCTATATCTGCAAATAAACTATCCCAAGTTTATCTAAAAATACGTGACGCTCGGGAGAAGCTGTCTCAAGAATACGAAGCGGCAGACAAAGAGTTACGAGAACAGTTGGAGTTAGTTGAGTCGCAGTTGTTGGATATATGCAAGCAGGTGGGCGCAGAAAGTATCAAAACCCCAGCGGGTACCGTAATGCGGCGGGTTGCAACTCGGTACTGGACGAATGACTGGGAAACGATGTACAACTTTATTAAAGAGAATGACGCAGTGGGACTGTTGGAAAGGCGCATAAGCCAGACCAACATGAAGCAGTTTCTGGAAGAGAACCCGGACTTGTTTCCACCGGGGATGTTGATAGACAGCGCTTATAAAATTACCGTAAGAAGGAGCAAACAATGAGTAACGAAGTTTCGATTTTTAAGAACCGTGATGTAGCAGTTGCAGGTAAGAAAGCACCAAGTGCCCTGACCCAGTCGTTGATGAAGGGCGGTGCCAAGCTCAAGCGCATCTCGCCACGTAACGGTATGTTCGTTCGGGTAGTCAACGGCGACACCGCTGGTAAGTTCAAAGCACCGCTGCGTGTGGTCATCGTAGGTGTAGCACCTGATGTACAGCGCACGTTCTACGCTAAAGCATACGATCCCAACGCGGAGCCTACCGCACCAGACTGCTGGACGAACGATGGCAGAAAGCCTGATGCAAGCATCAAAGCTCCACAGGGTAAGACATGCGAGACCTGCCCACAGAACATCAAGGGTTCTGGTCAAGGTGAGACCCGTGCATGCCGCTTCAAGCGCCGTATCGCAGTAGTGCTGCCAGATGAAGTGGGTGGCAATAACCATGGCGACATCTATCAGCTTGAGGTTGCATCCAAGTCTATCTTTGGTAAAGGCGTGGGTCAGGTGTTCCCACTTAACGCTTACATCGACTACGTGATTGCTAACGGCGAGAACATCGACGGTGTGGTTACCGAAATTGACTTCAACGAGGACAACAACAATCAGTCAGTGCTATTCCGTGCAGTTGACTTTGTGGCTTCACACCCAGAGCTGGCCGAGGTCGTTGATGCCGCTGTTGAGTCACCTGAAATTTCCAAAGCTATTCTGCTGAACGTAGCAGCTGTAGATAAAGGTGAGGGTACAAATGACGAAGAGTTTGAAACAAAAGCTCCCGTTGCTAAGCAGGTGGACGCCGATGCGGAAGTTGAGCCGGTGGCTGAGCCTACAAAACGTGCGTCTAAAAAGGCGGAAGTCCCAGCAGCTGCGTCGAAAAAGAGCCTCGCGGACGTTGTAAGTGCGTGGAGTGAAGACGAGTAATGAGCTACGGATACAGCCAACGCATTGCTAATCTCAACCGACAGGCTGATATGTCGTCGTTGGGTGTGGCACTTGGCCGTGCTTGTATCAACACTCATTCTCCCGTAACCGACATTGCGAATAGGCTAGGTGTAAGTCGGACTACTATTTACAACTGGTTCACAGGAGCGAGCACACCGCACCCAAAGTACCACGCAGCAATTAACAAACTGCTGAAGCGATTCAGTTAAACGGGACCGCACGTCGCGGCCATGTGGGGAGGAGCAATCCTCCCCTTTTTTGCCCTAAAACAACAATGACAGACTTTGACCTGCTAGATACAGTGCTCGCCCCCGAGGGGTGGTTTGCTGTTGTAGGTATCAAGGGTAAATCTGTGCAGCAGGAATTAGTCCAGACACGGGAAGAGGTAGACAAAGTAGCGCAAAGGTTTCTGGATGATGAGCGCAATGTGTACTTCGGCTGCGCCAAGTATGAAACCAATGCTAACCGCAAACAGGAAAACGCTAAGTACTTCAAAGCGTTCTGGATGGACATTGACTGCGGGCCAGATAAAGGCACCCCTGATCCTGTAACAGGAAAGATTGAAGGATACTTAGACCAGCCTACGGGGCTTAGAGAATTAAAACGATTTTGCGAAACACTTGGCCTTCCTAGACCTACGCTCGTAGACTCTGGACGTGGGCTACATGTTTACTGGGTGCTCGACGAAGTTATCTCACGGGAGCAGTGGGAGCCGGTGTCGAACCGCCTGAAAGACCTATGCGCTATTCATAACCTGATAGCCGACAACAACTGCTTTGAACCTGCACGGGTGCTGCGCATACCCGGCACGCTGAACTTCAAGGACTCACCGCCTAGCGAAGTAAGCACTATGGTGTTGGGGCGCACGACGACTCTGGCCGAGATGCGCGAGATACTCAACGTCGTTGATGCACCCAAGAAGCTATTCACGCCCCGACCGTCCAAGGAGCGCAGTGCCCTGACCTTGTCCTTGATGGGCAACCGGATTTCGAAGTTCAAGAAGATCATGCTGAAGTCCGCCAACGGTGAAGGCTGTCAGCAGTTAGTTCATTGCTATCAAAACCAAGAAAGCATTAGTTACGATCTATGGCGCTCGGCGCTATCTATTGCGGCGTTCTGTGAGGAAGGTGCAGCTGCCGCCCACAAGATGTCTGAGAAGTACCCCGGCTACGACCCGGAAGAAGTCGAGATCAAGGTGCATGACCTTCAGCGGAATGGGGGGCCGCACTTCTGTGACACGTTTGAGAAGAACAACCCCGGCGGGTGTGATGGGTGCCAGCACAAAGGCAAGATCACTACACCTATTCTCTTAGGTAAAGAGATAGCCACGGCGGAGGTGGACGAGGAAGGTAACTACGTTGTCGAGGATGACCTTGAGCAAGAGGAAGAAGAGCCAGTGCAGCGGTACATTCCAGCCTTCCCGTATCCGTTCTTCAGGGGAGCCAAGGGTGGGATTTACCTCAAATCAGCTGCTGATGGAGAGGACGACAAGTTGGTCTACGAGCACGACCTGTATGTAGTGAAGACGCTCAAAGACCCCGCAGCGGACAACGCGATGTCGGCCTTGATCCGAGTGCACCTGCCCAAAGATGGCATGGATGAGTTCTCGGTGCCGCTGGAGCAGATCGTAGGGAAAGAGTCCCCGCTGAAGAAACTGCTGGCACGGCGGGGGGTAGTTGGGTTTGCTGGTCAGATGGAGAACCTGACGTATTTTGTTCAGGCTAGTGTGAAGGAGCTACAGTATGCAAAGAAGGCGGAAATCATGAGGGCACAGTTTGGATGGGCTGACAACGACAGCAAGTTTATTGTGGGGGACAGAGAGATCACCGCTGAGGGTATTTACTACAGCCCCCCATCCATGCACACCAAGGGCATCGCGCAGTGGATGAACCCGGTAGGTACATTAGAAAAATGGCAAGAAGTCTTCAACTTGTACAACAGACCCGGTCTGGAACCGAATGCGTTTGCTGCGTTTACTGCGTTTGGCTCACCCCTGTTGAAGTTCATGGGGTTGAACGGCGCGATCATCAACGTCATCTTCCGTAAGTCTGGCAGCGGTAAGTCCACCACCCTGTACATGTGCAACAGCGTCTGGGGGCACCCGGAAAAGCTAGTCTCTATCCCACGCGATACCATCAACGCCCGGATGCACCGGCTTGGCGTGATGAACAATCTGCCGTTCACGATGGACGAGATCACCAACATGTCTGCCGAGGACTTCTCTGATTTGTCATACGCTATGTCCCAAGGCCGGGGTAAAGACCGACAGAAAGCGCAGAGCAACGAGCTGCGTGCTAACCTGACTTCATGGCAAAACCTATCCCTTGCTTCGTCCAACGCATCCTTTGAGGAGAAGCTGTCGTCGCTCAAGAACACCCCGGACGGCGAGCTGATGCGCTTTATTGAGTACGAGATCGGATACAGCGATGCGATTGGGGTCGAGGAAGGCAAGCAGATGTTTGACCACCAGCTGCGCGAGAACTATGGCCACGCTGGAGACATCTACGCTCAGTGGCTTGTGGCTAACCGAGACGAGGCAATCCGTATTGTTCTGTCCGTCCAAGCCAAGATAGACAAGGAGCTGCGCCTTACCCAGCGAGAGCGGTTCTGGTCTGCACAGGTTGCCTGTAACCTAGCCGGGGCATTGATTGCTCAGGACATCGGGCTGATTGACTACGACATGCCGCGCATCTACAAGTGGGTGTGCCAGCTTATCCGTGACCTGCGGGAGACAAGCGTAGCTCCTCCAGACACCGCATCCAACGTGGTGGGCGACTACATCAACCGCCATATCCGCAACGCCCTGATCGTCAACGGCGAGGCAGATGCCAGAACCAAGCTGACAGCGGCACCAGTGCAAGAGCCGTACGGTCCGTTGCTTATACGCTTCGAGCCAGATACCAAGCAGATGTACATCGTGTCCAAGCACTTCAAGGACGACTGCGTTAAGAGCCAGATCAACTTCAGGGACTTGCTCAAGCAGCTGACCAAGAAAGGTATTTACAAAGGGTCAACCACGCGGCGCATGACTACCGGTACCAAGATCAAGGGTACACCTGTACATGTCATACATTTAGACTGCAACGCGCCGGACTTCATCAGCTTGGACGACTACATCGGTACGGAGGGGCAAGATGCGGGTAGCGGGGGTGGCGTACCAGATCAACTGGAAGAAGTTTAAACGCGGCACTTCGTTTTTCCTTCCGTGCCTTGCACCCGCCGAGGCGCTGGAGGAGATTCAACGCATTACAAAAAGATTAAGATATGAAGTTGTTTGCAGGGTGGTGATCGAAGATGGTGTGCGGGGTGTACGAACTTGGAGGGTTTAGGCTATACTGAACTCGACGAGATCGTTGTTAGCTCCTTCGTATTCGTCACTCTCCCCTGCTAGGGCAACCCCGGCGCTCCCCCATTTTGCGTCGGGGTCTTTTTTTACTTGGCCGTCTCCTGCTCTAGTCTATCCAGCACAACATCCCGCAGGATTCCAAAGTCTGTAGCCCGCTTATTCAGATACAAGCCAGCTTCAGATTGTGCACGAGCTTTCTCACGCGCCTTCAGGGAGCTTGCTATTTCCTTCGGTGTAACTGCATATGTCGGATACCTAGCACCGAAAGCATCAATATCATCCAGTACGCTGTCCACGTTGTCATCGTTACCAGACTCCACGGCAACATCCAGTTGCTTCAACAGACTACCCCGCTCTCCGTTAAGCTTATTAATCATCTGCTGGATAGCGAAGTTGTTGTTCATGATCTGAGCCAGTCCGGTAGTACGGAACCCCATGGCCTGTGCCACTAGCTGCGCCATAGTAAAGTCTTCCTTGGCCTTAATCTCAGCACCAATGGTGGACTTAGCGCCTTCTTGGTCGTAGCGGATAGCGGTAGCGGTGCCCCGGAAGAACGCTGGCAAAAGCTTTTCAGTGCCCTTGATGAACTCCCCGTTGTTGAAGTCGTCGATAGATGCCGCCGCTTGCCGCGCAACAGATACGCCCGGACCCATCATGCTAATAAGCAGGTTGTCAAAACCATCCTTCCAACGGTTAGCATCTGGTGTGTCATGGAACCACAAGTTATTGAGCGAGATGCCACTTGCCACATCAAGGCCGGTAGCCGTGTTTAATAAGCCCGAGTCGATAAGTTCGCTCAGTTTCATACCCATGATCTTCGTATCACCAAATGCTTCGGGCAAGAACACATTACGGAACCACAACTCGAAGTCCATTTCCTCCAGCGGGTCTTCCTCGTCGTCATCACGCAAAGCGTTTCGGATACCCTGAATGGCACCCATGATGACGCTGTAGCCGAAGCTACCTGAAGCACCAGCCATAAGCGCAGTTATACCTAGCGTGCCAAACAACATGGTGGCAGCTTCTTTACGCTCTTGGAGTGTTGCACCTGCTTTGATTAACTGATGACCGTTACGCGCTAGGTATAGCGTGACGTACAGTGGAAACTGCTTAAACTGCGCAACCATCCGTATCGGAGCCGGACGCAGAACGCGAGGTCTGTTCCACGCAGAGTAATCAAACAAGGCTGTGTTGGTGTCGTTGACTGCTTGCTCTACCGCTTGCTCCTTAGTCATACCCTTGGCCTTAGCCAACCGGAACGAGGTCATGAAGGTAATCTCACGAGAGATACGCTCGGAGTGATGGAACAATGCACCCATCATATTAGTCACTTTGTTCCAACGGCTGTTGTAATCCACGCTAGGCTGGCCACGGCGCATGAACAGGTCGTAGGTGCGGGTTGCGTCGCTAATACCCATATCCTGCATCCGCTGCACTGCATATTGCTCATCTGGGTCTTTAGCCACACTCTCTGACAGCGCAATCGTAGGTGCCACCCAGCTAGTTGACCCGTCGATGTTTTTCTTGACTGTACCCATCTGCCCATAGCCTAAAGCCAAATACTTGGACATTTCTTTCATTGTGGGTAGCCAACCATGTCGTGCCGCAAGGGTGGGTACGGTGAAGTTCAACACGCTGAACATCTGGTTAAGCGCAGACTTTGCCGAGGTAAGCATGTACAAGAACGCAACCTTGTTAGTCTTACGCGCTAGGCTCTCCAGCAGAGTGTCATCTATAGGCGGGTTCAGCTCGTCGTTAACCCGTGCTTCCACTTCCTTGATGATGGCTTCCAGCTTGTCTTTCTCAGGGTTACCCTTGAGCGACTCCTTAGCTGCTGATATGTTATTGGTAATGTCGGTGTTATAGCGCACACGTGCAATCTGACTTGCCATGCGGGTGCCGGAGTTCAGAAAGTTACGCAGTGCGTCACCACTAAAACCTGTTACGCCCTTACGGTGGATGAAGTGCTTACGCATGCTGGCTTCAGGCATACTCATTAATTGCATCTGATATATCTGATCCTTGAGCACAGCGCGTACTTTTTCATCCCCCAGACCGCTAGATTCGTCAATCATCTTGAATATGTTCTGAAGCTGCATATTGTCTTTCAGCAGCTCTTTGCGCATACCCTCAACGTCGTTACCACGGTCAGCGTCATCCGTCTCCATCATCTCGTCAAACGTGCGCTTCTCACCTTTCTTGGCAAGCTCAACCATCTTACGAGCTACGAAAGCGTCCCGCAGACCAGCGGACTCAAACATATAGAACTCTTTGTTGGCACCCTTGCCGAACCGAGCATAGAACTGTCCGTAACGCATCAGGGGGAAGTACGGCCCCTTGTTCTTGGCAACTTCGTACAAAGCCCTAATAGAGGCCAGCGTTTCTGGTGCGCCTTCTTTACCACCCATACGCTCGGCGGCACGCTGAAGCAGGGCTTTATATAAGTTGTACTGGTCTTCGTAGAAGTCGCGGACGTTTTTGTACACTGCTTTCGCATCGTCAGGCAGTGCTTTGTACATATCGTCTAGCGTCTTATCCTTACCCTTTTCTGTGGCAGGGTCGATCTGTGACAGCGTAGCCTGAGCCATGACTTTACCAAGCTGCTTTTGTATCGCAGGGCTTAGTTTGATCCAAGGCGTAGCAATCTCTTGCACACGGTTAAGGATGCGCGTGCGCATGGTAGCCACTTCTCTAACGTCTGTGTCTACGTCGCCAAGCCGAGCAATACCTCTGGATTTGCCTATGTCCACAACCATGCTGGTTGGCATCGCTGCCAATAGTACGTTCATGCCGCCGACGTTGATGTCGGTAAACTTGGTCTGTAGATACTCACCCCATAGCTTAGGGTTCTTGGCCACAGTGGATAGGGAGCCCAGTTCTTCCAACATCTGATCGGCATCCGCTGAGTCCTCGATCTTCTGCTGAATTTCTGCTGACGTAGCCTCTTTCTTTTTTGCCGCCTTGGACGTTGCTTGAATATCAAGCACTCTGTTTTCTTTACTTACGTCCAGCACTGCCCTTGCGGTTTTAGGGTCTACGTCAATAGACGCTGCGAGCCGGTTGGTGTACTCAATCAAGTCACGCAATCCAGATACGTGCTCAGGACCAAGACCCATCATATCCAGAATCAAGCGTACAAAGTCAGCCAGACCATTAGTCTTGGTGACAACCCCACCTACGTTATCCCGCAGGAACTTCTGCATGGCGGGGTCGGTCATACCATACGCAACAAACTCAGTGACGGTATCAAACGCGCCGCCGTCAATCAGGTTCTGAATGTTCTCCGGTACGTCTTTGTTGTCTGCCAAGAATTGGTCAAGCGCCGTATCTGCCCGCTCCAGCAACTCATTAAGTTCTGCTACGGTACGCTCAAGGTTCTCGTTGATCGGCAGGCCCATCTCTCTTGCATAGAGGCCGTAGATGATGCGCTTGTTGACCGTGGCGTGAAGTGCTTCGTGCAGCACGGTCTGGTTGTTAATACCGTTCTCTTCAAACTGATCGCCTAGCAGAAAAATGGCATCGCCCTTTGCGCCTAAGTAATACAACCCGTTGGCACCTGTCATGTCGGCTTCGGTACCCTTGAGACCTTCCACACCTTCTTCGTCCAGCACATACATCTTGGTGTCTTTAACGCCAGCACGGTTATCCCTAGCCAGTAAGCGCGTAGCCAGAGCACGTTCGAACGGGTTACCCGTAGCAGCAATGTGCGCAAGTGCTTCGGTGATGGGCTTCTTATTAAACTGATTAAACGTGGGGTCGGTCTTCAAGCTTGTTGCTACGCTCTTACGTGACCTACGCTGTTGGGAAGCGGGTGGTATCTCTATCCGACGTTTCTTCTTGACCGTGACGGTAGGCGCAGCGGCAGGTTTGGCTGGGGCTTTAGGCTCTGCGGCAGCTTCTTCTAACTGCTCTTTAACTTTGCCAACTTCTTCGCTTACTTCCTTATATGCAGTAAGTTTTTCTTCGTACGGCAGTGCGCGTATGACTTCTAACGCAGCTGGTTTAGATGGGTGTCCTTCTGCAATAGTGCTGGCCTCAAAGTAGGCTAACTTGCGTATGGCTTCTGCTCGTAGTGCTTTCAGTCCGTTGAAGCGTGCGTAAGCATCACGCATCTCCTCTAGGTCTTGCGCATACAATTCAGCTTTCTGTTCTTCAGACAGGATAGCTTCTGTTTCTAGCTTTTCATTCTCGTCA